CAAGAGTACTGTTTGTGGCGATATCACAAACTCTGACTACATGGGTGAAATTTCTGCTCAAGGTGACACTGTTAAAATTATCAAAGAACCAGAAATTTCTGTTTCGCAGTATGCACGTGGTACGAGTGTTACAGCACAAGATCTTGAAGACGAAGACTTTTCTCTCACCATTGACAAAGCGAATTATTTTGCTTTCAAGATGGATGACATTGAAGAGGCACACAGCCACGTCAATTTCATGGACCTTGCAACCAATCGTGCTGCATATCGTCTTGCTGACAACCATGACCAAGAAGTTCTTGGCTACATGTCAGGTTACGCACAGTCTGCTAATCATAGTGCCGCTGGCGCTTTGAATACAACTGTCAATGGCACTAAAGCAGTATCAACTGCGGGTTCTAACGAACTGCTTTCCTCTATGCAACTGCATAAGGATGACTTTGGCAACATTACTACAAGCTCTGCGGGAACACACTCTATCCCTCTGGCTGCACGTTTGCCCGGTGCTACTGCACTTCCAACTGCTACAGCTTCACCAGCAATGGTTGTTGCTCGTATGGCTCGTTTGCTTGATCAACAGCAAGTTGACAAACAAGGCCGTTGGATTGTAGTTGATCCAGTATTCATGGAAATTCTTGCTGATGAAGATTCACGCTTCATGAATGCAGACTTCGGTGAATCAGGTGGACTGCGTAATGGTTTGACTATCAGCAACTTCCACGGTTTCCGTGTGTACTCCTCGTCTAACCTGCCATCTGTAGGCACTGGACCGGGTACTTCAGGTACTGCCAACCAACTGACTAACTTCGGTGTTATCGTAGCTGGTCATGATTCTGCTGTAGCAACTGCCGAGCAGATCAACAAGACAGAAACATATCGTGACCCTGACAGCTTTGCTGACATTGTTCGTGGTATGCATCTATACGGTCGTAAGATTCTTCGTCCTGAAGCAATCGTTACTGCCCGTTATAACGCAGCTTAAGGGAGTAATATAATATGGCTACTTATGACATGACTTCCAGTGATACTGCTGGCGTTGGGGCAAATGTTCTTGCTGTTCCAACAGTAGTTGGTAATACTGTACGAACCATTGAAGCAATCTTAGACATTGATGCAATGGTTACTGCTGGATACTCTGGCGCAAACGGGGATATCTTTCAACTGTTAGAAATCCCTGCTGGATCAGTTATCGTTGCTGCTGGTGCAGAAATCATGAAGTCCTTTACAGCTTCTTGTACTGCAGATATTGACTTCGCTGGTGGCGATGACATTATTGACGGTGCTGATTTGACTGCGGCTGCTGGTACATACCTTGTAAAAGGTACTAACGGTGAAGCTAACATTGTAAATACTGGTGCAGCTTCTACGTTTGCTGCTGCTGCTCTTGCATGTGTTGGTGCTGCAGATACCATTGACGTAGTTGTTGCTGGTGCTGCACCTGCTACTGGACGCCTTCGGGTCTATGCAGTAATTGCAGATATTTCGGCCGCTCGTACTGAAGCTGCTGTTGCACAGCGTGACTTAATCTAAATTAATACTTAAGGGGCTGGCTTTGTGCTGGCCCCTTGTTTCTATACTAAGGATAAACAATGTCTACTTTTATTAGCTTGACCAATGAATTATTGCGAAGATTGAACGAGGTTCAAATTGACCAAGCTGATTTTGGTTTGGCTAAGAATGTGCAAGCTTTGGCAAAGGATGCCATTAACTCTTCTTTAAGAGAGATCTTACAAGATGCCCAAGAGTGGCCCTTCACTTTAATAACATATGAACAAACTTTATCTTCAGGTACAAAAGTATATGATTTCCCTGCAGACTATTCTAAAGCTGATTGGGATACTTTTTATATTAAACAACTTACCTCTAAGAACAATAACCCACAAAAACTAAGCCTCCTTACCTATGACCAGTACCTAACAAGTTATAGAAGTGTAGAGGATACTAGCGGTACAGGTGGGTATACTAGCCCTTTAAATGTTTATATGACGCAGGAGACTAAGTTTGGTGTTACACCTATTCCAGACGATTCTTATGTAGTAGAATATAGGTATTGGAAGTATCCTGCAGATTTAACAGCATACAATGATACAGCAATAGTACCTGACAGATTTAAACATGTAGTTATTGATGGTGCTATGGTATATATGATGAGCTTTAGATCTAATGATCAATCTGCACAGATACACACACAAAAATTTCAAGAAGGAATTAAAACAATGAGGCGTCTTCTTGTTGATCAATCTGTAGATGTCATATCAACTGTAATAACTCGTTCAAACAATTTTTCTACGTTTAAGTCTGCTGTAATATAAATGGCAGATAACCTACAAACATTTGCTTCAGTATGTGCTGGGGGTCTTGTAACTAACATAGACCCTATTACACAATCTTCTCAAATGCCGGGAAGTGCTATTAGCTTAATTAACATGGAACCTTCTTTAGAAGGTGGGTACAGACGAATTAGTGGTTTTGCTAATAGCTATGGTACTATGCCGGGAGAAGGTAAAGTTCTAGGTCTGACTGTTAATGGTGAAATTAGTCAAGGTATTTTTGCAGCAAGAGAACCTGAGACTGGCACTAATTATTTTCATTGGTATAATAATCACTATACAGTAGTAGTAACAGATAACCAAGCAGCCAGTTTTACTGTAGGTGAAACTATTACTTCTGTAACAAGCTCTTCTGACGCAACTAACACAGGCATTACTGCCACTGTCATTTCTAAAACAGCTAATGGATCAGGCAACTCTATAGTATTAGATTTAGGTAAACTTCCTACTTCTATACATGCTGCTGGAAATGTTTTAACAGGTGCTACTTCCTCTCATTCTAGTACAGTAGTAGGTACGCCTACTGTTATTGGTTGGACTGCTGTAGATAGTTCTTTTGTAGCAGATGATACAGATGGGGTATGTGCAGCACAAACAACAAGTGGTGCAGCTAACTTAACTTTAAATGGTGCCTTAGCGGATGGTGGCGCAATCAACTTTTATACTGCTGCGTCTTTACAACCAAGAAAATTAACTATAACTGGATTAGCAGGTAATAATAACTCTGGTGTAACTTTTACTATAACAGGTACAGATTCTCTTGATATTGCTCAAACAGAAGCTATTGCTGGTCCTAATGGTGCAGTTACTGTAAGCAGTACAAAGTATTTTAAAACTATTACACAGATAGCTGCAGGGGGTGCAGTTACAGGAAATATTACAGTAGGTTCTGGCGCAGGGCAGTACAGACCTACTAACCCTAGCTTTACTGATATAGACATTGTACGCTTCTCAAAATATAATTGGAGTGAAGAAGTACTGGTACTTACTGATGGTGTAAATCAAGCCGCTAAATATAATGGTACAGACTATATAAAGTTATATCATGCAAATGCCCCTGCTGCACCAAAGTTTTCTAGTGCATTTGCAAACCATCTGTTTTTAGCAGGTGATGTTACTTACCCTTTTAACCTGTACTTTTCTTCTCCTTTAAATGACATAGACTTTGATCCTGCTAATGGTTCTGGTGTAATTAATGTAGGTTTCTCTATTACTCAAATTATCGGGTTTCGTAATCAACTTTATATCTTTGGTCAAAATGCTATTAAAAAATTAGTGGGAGATAACTACTCTAATTTTTTACTTGAAAGTGTTACTAATGACTTGGGCTGTGTAGCTTCAGATACTGTAATAGAATTTGGTGGAGACATTCTTTTCTTAGGGCCAGATGGTATTCGCCCAGTATCAGGTACAAACAAAATTGGCGATGTTGAACTTGAAACTGTCTCAAAAGAAATACAAAAAGCTTTTGAAAGTTATTCAATAAACGAAGATATAATAAAACTAAAAGCTGTTGTAGTAAGAAGAAAGTCTCAGTTTAGATTGTTTTTTGAAGAAAGTTCTTCGCTATCTCTTATGGGTGCAATTCGCAAAAGCCCTGCCGCTCAGTCTACTTTTGAATATAGTCAACTTGTAGGTATAGATGCTACTGCTGTAGCTAGTGGCTACATAGGACAATTTGAATTTGTTATTCATGGGGACAGCTTAGGTAGAATACACCGACAAGAAACAGGGTATGATTTTAACGGGGCTGATATTTTAAGTGTATATCAAACTCCTTACTATTTTATGCAAGACACAGACATTAGAAAGATGTTCTATAAGGTAAAGACTTTTCTCAGAACAGAGGGCGTAACTGAAGTTGCTTTAGGCATTAGTTATAACTTTGGTGATTCAGAAATAGCTACACCTTCTAGTTTTACTTTTACAACTGAAGGTGCTGCAGTTTATTATAACAGTATTAGTGCTACATATGATGAGGCAGATATTTATGACGGCAATCCTTCGCCAATAAAAACTACTTCGATTAGTGGGTCAGGAGATTCTATCTCACTAACCTATGTTACAAACAATAAAAGTCCTAGCCATACTATTCAAGCGGTTACGGTGACTTACGGATTAGGTGATAGGAGATAACACATGACAGGCTACGTAAGACAGTCTTCGGCAGACATTGTTGCAACAGCCGTTGTACGTGCTAACCCATTAAATACAGAGTTTAACACATTACGTGATGCTTTTGCATTTCACTCTAGTGGCACTACAGGCCACAAGCATGACGGGTCTTCCAGTGAAGGGTCTTATGTACCTCTTATTGCAGACTTAGATGCATTAAATAAAGTAGCTATTGACACTAGTAATAATAGAGTTGGAGTCTTTGTTGAAGTAAGTAGTTCTGCAGTAGAGCAAGTCCGTATTTCTGACGGCTTAGTAACTCCTGTAACTGACAACGATATTGATTTAGGTCAAAGTACTGTAGAGTTTAAAGACTTATACTTAGACGGTACTGCACACATAGACACATTAGACGTAGATGAAAATGCTGCTATTATAGGTACACTTACTGTAACAGGTGCAACTGCCCTCAATGGCGGTCTGACTATGGACAGCAATAAGTTTACTGTAGCAGACACCAGTGGTAATGTTGCTACTGCAGGAACTATGACTGTAACAGGTGTAACGGCACTTAACGGTGGCCTTACAATGGACACTAACAAGTTCACAGTGGCTGATACATCAGGTAATGTAGCTACAGCAGGTACTCTTGCTGTCACTGGTACATCTACTTTCACAGGTGCAGTTACTGCTGATGCAGGTGTATCTATAGATAATATTACTATAGATGGGGCAGAGATTGATTTGTCTTCTGGTGATCTTACAGTAGACGTAGCAGGTGATATTATACTTGATGCTGATGGTGGTGACATCCTAGTTAAAGATGGTGGCACTACGTTTGGATCATTAACTAATACTAGCGGCAACTTAATCATTAAGTCAGGTACAACTACTGCAGCTACCTTTAGTGGAGCTAATGTAGATTTTGCTGGTACAGTGGATGTAACTGGTGCAGGAACATTTGATAGCACAGTAGCTGTAGCTGGTGTTTTGTCTCCTGCTACGCATGTAGATATGCCTGACAATGCTAAGATTAAAGTAGGTACAGGTGATGATCTTAACATCTACCATGATGGTTCTAATAGTTACATTGAGAATGCTACAGGGGCATTAAAGATTGCTACTGAGAGTAGCGGTATTGCTGTTACAATAGGACACAGTACTTCAGAAGTAACTGTTGCTGATAATCTTACTGTTGCAGGTAACTTAACTGTTACTGGCACACAGACTATTGTTGACACAGTTACAATGAATGCAGAAAATGCTATTGTGTTTGAGGGTGCAACAGCAGACGCACATGAAACTACATTAACTATTGTAGACCCTACAGCAGATCACACATACAAACTACCAGACTTAGGTAGTACTGCTGATGAGGGTTTCATTGCTGCTTTTGCTGCTGATCCCGGTAGTAGTCCTTTAGTTACAGCTACACCTACTGAGCTTAGTATTATAGATGGTGATACTAATGCTACATCTACAACACTAGCAGATGCAGATCGTGTAGTGGTCAATGACGCCGGTACGATGAAACAAGTCGCACTGACTGACTTTGAGACTTACATGGAAACCTCGCTGGATACTCTCAGCAATGTGACCACCGTTGGTGCGCTTAACTCTGGTTCTATTACAAGTGGCTTTGGTACTATTGATACTGGTTCATCTGCTATTACAACTACAGGAACAATAAACTTTGGCTCACTAGCTGATGGAAGTATTACAGTAACAGGGTTTGTAGATGAAGATAATATGTCATCTGATAGTGCTACACTTATTCCTACTCAACAGTCTGTTAAAGCATACGTAGCTACTATTGCAGGTCAGTCTAATAATGTAGTTGGACTAACTGCTTCTGCAGCAGAGTTAAACATCTTAGACGATGCTACAGTTACTACAGCAGAGTTAAACATACTAGATGGTAGTGCAACAACACAGGCTACAGTAACTCTTGCTGGTACTGACGGTGTTGTTATTAGTGATGCTGATGTAATGAAGCAAGCACTTGTTAGTGACTTTGATACATACATGGCGAGTACAGCTAAAACACTTACAAACAAAACCTTGACAAGTCCTGTACTTAATGGCACAATAGTAGTGAGTGATGGGTCAAATGATTTTAACATTGCGTCACATGACGGTAGCAATGGACTTAAACTAGGTGGCACTTTAGTGACCGCATCGGCTGCTACACTTAACAATGCGGCAACAACGGGCAAAGCAATCGCTATGGCGATGGTATTTGGGTAAAAGGAGAAACCAATGGCAAATCCAAATGTAGTAGCAGTCAGTAGCATTGCTGCGAACACGGCTATGGATGCAGACGTTGCAGCGAGTGCAGTAAGCTTGCTGACAGCAGCATCAGACAAACTATTAAAGATTAACTCGCTAGTTATAGCAAATATTGACGGCACTAATGCTGCTGATATTTCAGTATGGATCACACGATCAGGTGCTGACTTTTATTTAGCTAAAACAATATCGGTTCCCGCTGATTCAACACTTGTTCCTATTGATAAGAGCATGGGCTTGTATCTCGTTGAGGGTGATATTCTTAAAATCCAAGCAAGTGCTGCTGGCGATCTTTCAGCAGTATGTTCTTATGAAGAAATTGATGACGCATAATGAGGATTATAGGCAATAACCCCACTGCAGATAACGCAGAGATCACGGCTGTTGCTTCTGGTGCACTGCCTGATGGTAAGCCTGTTATTGTTAATGCTAATGGGACTGTGAGTGTTGTTGCTGCTGGTGGTGCCAGTCAGGCTTTGGGCAGCCCTGCCGTCTTTGAAAGTGTTAATTCTCTTTACACCGTAATCGCTTACGACTCTAATGCTCAGAAGGTAGTTATAGTTTACAATGACCGTGGCTCTAACAACGTCAAAGCCGTTGTTGGCACTGTAAGTGGTACAAATATTAGTTTTGGTACTCCCGCTGTTGTTGAAAGTGGGGAAGGCTATTATATGGGGATCGCTTACGACTCCAATGCTCAGAAGGTAGTTATAACTTACGCTGTGGGTAGCTCCTATTACGGTAAAGCCATTGTTGGCACTGTAAGTGGTACAAATATTAGTTTTGGTACTCCTGTTGTTTTTGAAAGTTCTTCCACCTCTTTTTTCGAGATCGCTTATGACCCTAATGCTCAGAAGGTAGTTATAGCCACTGATGTGACCGGCGGCAGCAACCCTGTGGGCAAAGTCGTTGTAGGCACAATCAGTGGCACTGGAATTAGTTTTGGCTCTGCTACCACATTGGCGGGACTGAATGCTCGAATAGACGTCACTTATGACTCTAATGCTCAGAAAGTAGTTATATCTTACACTGATCAAAACTCCTACGGTGTAGCCGTTGTTGGCACTGTAAGTGGCACAAATATTAGTTTGGGAACTCCTGTTGTTTTTGCCAGTGTGACAATCACTGGCAGGGGCCAAAAAAGTGCTTACGACTCTAATGCTCAGAAAATAGTCATTGCTTACAGACCTTACGGGAACTCCAATACGTACCTCGGCACAGCCATTGTAGGCACAGTAAGCGGCACTTCTATTAGTTTTGGCACTCCTGTTGTTTTTGAAAATGCGGCAGTCTCTCCCGACATCTCAACCACTTACGACTCTAATGCCCAGAGGATAGTTATATCTTACAGTGACGCTGGGAACTCTAGCTACGGCACACTAATTGTTGGTACAGTAAATAACACTTCGATTAGCTTTGGTACGGCAGTAGTCTTTGAAAGTGCGGCTACCGATTCTGTCTCGTCCGTTTACGACTCTAATGCTCAGAAGGTAGTTACAGCTTACAAGGACGGGGGGAACTCTAACTACGGCACAGCCGTTGTCTTTCAAACGGGTTATAGCAGCGCCAACCTCACCTCAGAGAACTACATCGGCATTGCCAACGGCGCTGCTGCTGACACAGGCACGGCGAGAGTGCAGGTCGGCAGTGGCATTAACGGTTCGCAATCCAGCCTTACAGCAGGTCAACAATACTTTGTACAAACAGACGGAACGCTTGGCTTAACGGCTGATGACCCGTCAGTAATAGCTGGGACTGCGATCTCAGCCACAGAAATAATCGTGAAAGGATAACGAAATGAGGACTATAGTTGAAACATCAAGCGGCTTGAGCAAGTACCTGCTTGCTGATGACGTAACCATCACTGCCACGGCAGACAACATTACAGTGGGTGATCCTGCACAGTTCATAATTGGTGATATGAACAGCACAACAGTGACTATTACGGACGGTGTAACCAACGCCCCAGCAAACTGGACAGGCAATCGTTATACGTTTGATGGAACTACGTGGACAGCTAATCCTGATTGGGTTGATCCAACTCTTAAAGACGAGGAATAAGCTAACATGCGTATCATTGGCAATCGTGGCAATACAGCCCGAAAATTACAGGCCGTTGCGAGTGGTGCGTTGCCCAATGGTGATACTATTGTGGTTAATGCGGATGGTACTGTTAGTGTTGTTGCTGAACAAGCGTCTGGCGTGGGTACTGCTGTAGTATTTGAATCTGGAGCAACATCAAATGTAGGCGTAGCGTTTGACTCTTCTAACAATAAAATTGTTATTGCTTACAAAGATGGTGGTAATAGCAATCAAGGCACTGCTATTGTAGGTACGGTGGATTCTTCTGACAATTCTATAAGTTTTGGTACAGCAGCAGTTTTTGAAACTGGAAATCTATCAGAGATGTATCAGATTGCATTTGATTCAAACTCTAATAGAGTCGTTATTGCATATTCAGATGGTGGTAATAGCAATTACGGAACTGCTATTGTGGGGACAGTTAGCGGAACTAGTATTAGCTTTGGTACAGCAGTAGTTTTTGAAAGTGCTTATTCGGCATATATTAACACTGTTTTTGACTCTAATTCAAATAAAGCAGTTATAGCTTATCAAGATTATGGAGATAGCCAAAAAGGTAAAGCAGTAGTTGGCACAGTCAGTGGCACGTCAATTAGCTTTGGTAGTATTGCCACTTTTGCTAATGCTGCAACAGGTTTTATATCAAGTTCTTTTGACAGCAGTAACAATAAAGTTGTTATAGCGTATCAAGATGACGACAATTCTAATTACGGAACAGCTATAGTAGGTACAGTCAGTGGCACGTCAATTAGCTTTGGGTCTGAAGTTGTATTTGAGGCTGCAAGAACATATGACACTTCTTGTACTTTTGATTCTAGTTCTAATAAGATTATTATCGCTTATACTGACCAAGATAGTGCAGGTTCTAATACAAGGTACGGAACAGCTATTGTTGGAACTGTTAGTGGTACTTCAATAAGTTTTGGCACAGCAGTAGTTTTTCAATCGGCTAGAGCAGAGGGTATTACCGCTTTGTTTGACAGCAATTCCAACAAGGTTGTCATAGGTTATAGGGATGCAGCAAACTCTAGTAAGCCTACGGCTATTGTCGGAACTGTCAGCGGGACATCTATTAGTTTTGGTTCTGAGGTTTTGCTTTTAGACGCTGCTATGGGTGACAAAGTGGGTGGGGTTTTTGATAGTAATAGTAATAGGATAGTTTTTGCGTTAAGAAATACTGGAGATGACACAGGTAATTCTGTAGTATATGCTCCTGTTGCCTCCACCAACCTCACCGCCGAGAACTACATCGGCATTGCTTCTAACGGCTACGCATCGGGCCAAGCTGCCACGATCAACGCCAAGGGCTTCATAGACGATAACCAGTCTAGCTTAACTGCGGGTCAGAGCTACTTTGTACAAACCAACGGAGACTTAGGAACAACGGCTGCTAATCCCTCGGTCTTTGCTGGTACTGCTGTGTCTGCAACTAAACTAATAGTAAAGGGCTAATCATGACGCTTTCATACATTCCATCAGATACAAACGCTGAAGGTATTCTGAAGGCTGTTGCCTCTGGTACGCTTCCTAACGGTAAGCCTGTTATAGTTAATGCTAATGGTACGGTTAGTGTTGTTGGTGGTAGCAACCTCACCGCCGAGAACTACATCGGCATGTCTAGTGGGGTGGTGGAGTTTGACATAGGTACGACTGCTATTGGTACACAGGCAGCATTTGATACAGGGAATGTCAGCTTTCCTAAAGCTACATTTGATTCTAACTCTAATAAAGTTGTTATAGCTTACAGGGATCAGGATAACTCAAATTATGGTACGGCTGTTGTAGGAACGGTTAATCCCGCTGATAACTCTATTACTTTTGGAACACCCGCAGTATTTGAAAGCGCAAATACGGACAACATTTCAACAACATTTGATAGTAACTCCAATAAGATTGTTATAGCTTATCGAGATGTAGGAAATTCCAACTATGGCACTACAGTCATTGGAACTGTATCAGGTACAAACATTACTTTTGGAACTGCGGTAGTATTCGAGAGTGCCGCAGTCCTTTATACATCCTGCACGTTTGACTCTACTAACAATAAAGTTGTTGTGTCCTATAGAGACTCCGGTAATTCCAACTATGGTACATCAATAGTCGGCACCGTTTCTGGTACAAATATTAGCTTTGGGACACCCGCAGTATTTGAAAGTGCCGCAGTATTAGTAGCAAGCAGTAGTTATAATCTTGCGGGTCAAAAAACAATAATTGCTTATCAAGACGAAGGCAACTCAGACTACGGAACCGTTATCGCCGCAACAGTTTCTGGTACAAACATAAGTTTTGGAACCGCTGTAGTATTTGCGACAGCTGGCGTTGGGGAAAATGCAAAACTTGCGTATGATTCAACAAACGAAAAAACAGTTGTAGCATACAGGGCAAACGTAAGCGGAATAGCCGCACGAGCAGTAGTTTTAAGTTTGTCGGGAACAAGTATAACTGTAAATACGCCTGTGGCTTACTATGATGCAAGTGCGCTTGCAATAAGTCTTTCTTATGACTCCAATGCAAATAAAATAGTTGCTACTTATTCTGAGGCTTCGGGGAGTGCTTATGTTATAGCTGGTACTGTTTCTGGTACGACTATTTCGTTTGGTTCAGCTACTAAGTTTGAAGAAAGCAGAGCTAACCCTGTTACTTCAACATTTGATTCTAACGCTAATAAAGTTGTATTAGCCTTTATTCCGAACACCAACCCCGCAGCTGGAGAGGCTATAGTCTACCAAGCTGGATTCGATAATACAATTCGAGGCCAAGTAGCATCCGGCTCCCAAGCAATAACCAACATCATTGGTTCGGTAAGCTCAATTCAGACTGGCCTCACCGCCGGGCAAAGCTACTTTGTGCAAACAGATGGCACGATAGGTTTAACAGCAGACGATCCAAGTGTGTTTGCAGGGACGGCAATATCTGCTACAAAGCTTATAGTTAAAACGTGAGGTATGTAACATGATCTTAGGTGGATCAGCCATTGCTCAAGTCCCAGTAGGGTCAAGCGGATCAATCCTAAGAGTATTGGTGACTGGCGTTACCATTAACGCTGCTGCTCATGCCCAACGTGTTTGGGATGACCTTGATACTTTGAAAGGATAGAGTATGGATATTAATTGGACAGTAGTAACAATAGTTGGTGCTTTGTTAGCTCAAGGTGCAGCTATTGTCTGGTCAGTGTCAGGCATGGTGTCAGACATTAAGTACAACAAGTCTACCATAGCAGAAGTACGTACAGACAATGCAAGACTAGCCAGTGAAGTACATGAGAAT